CCATTAGTAATAGGCTGTTTATCAAGATTAGCTTTAAGACCTCTTAATAACTTATGATCAGGTCCTCTATCACTCATAGTATCCTCTCCTTTCTTTGCTTAGAATAAAGGCACGAGGCATAACTAACCTCGTGCCTAATAATCTTACACAAGGATCTTATTAGTATCTAAAAAGTTCCCCAGCTCAAATCACCTTGTAATGATTTAAGGAAGTCCTCTTCTGTACCAGTATTACCTGCTTCTAACCATATCTCGTAAGAAGATTTTCCAACAGGACCTCTGATATATTCATAGAAGTCTTCCTCTGTTCCTTCATGTCCGGCTTCCAACCAAACCTGATAAGCAGACTTACCATTGATTGTAGCCATAAACTCATTAACAGTACCTGTATTTCCTTGGTCTAACCAATTCTTATAAGTACTCTCACCCTGTATACTAGCTAAGAAGTCATCTTCTGTACCAGTATTACCATGCTCAAGCCAGATATCATAAGCAGACTTACCAGGAACTCCACAGATAGCATCTATGAAGTCATTTACTGTTCCAGTTCCACCACCAAACTCTAACCATAATTGGTATGCTGATTTACCATCAGCACCTTTCTCTCCAGCTCCAATATACGGAAGAGAGTTATAATAGGTAAAACCATCTCCTACTTTTAATAAGTGAGTATCTGTCTCATATGCAGGTTGTCCAGCAGATAGCAAAGGATTGTTTTGCTTCAATGCCTTAGCAGTACCTCGTTTGAACTGTAATGGCGCTTTATGCTGAGGTGAACTATTAGTAGTTGACATATAATCACCTCATCCCATTATTTAGTATCTTCATCTACAGATGTTCCCTGTGGCTCATCTGATACGGTGGTTGTCTCTTCCTCAGCTTTCTCCATATACCAAGAAGATGTATAACCCTGAAAAAGTCTTGCTCTGTAAGCTACTTCTGCCATGATAGATTACCTCCTTTCTTAGTATGTCTCTTCTGTGACTTCTGTCTCAGAGTCAGTAGAAGAGGATGATGTATCAGTACTGGTAGTACCTGTAGTTGTTGTAGTACTAGAAGAAGTATCATCGTCTTCAATTACCACTGGTTTCTTGTGATGCTTATGACAATGCTTTACAGTAGTACCACTCTCATCTTCTACCTCTCCACCATCGTCTACATAGTTCTTCGGTACAGACCATGAATATCCACCATCGATAGATACCTGTAAGTACCCATCTACAAGTCTCATATCTGTAATACGTGTATAGTCGTTAGGAGTAGAGATATAAAGAGATGAATCATGTTTCTGAATTACATCTACATCAAGAATCTGTGTAGGACTAAACCGTTCAATAGATCCAGAGAAGTCAAGGCTACTGTCTACAACAATACTCCAAGCAGATGTATTAGTTGTATCACTAGCACTGATCTTAAGTACTTTACCTTCGACATGTTTACGAACACCATTCTTATTGAACTCAAACACACAAAGATCACCTACAGCAATCTCTCTTGTTTTAGTCTTATTATCGTCGAAAGTAAGAGATACCTTAATAGACTGAACAATTGAAACGTCAATATTCATCAGCATATCAATTTACCTTCCTTTCATTAAGTATTTATTATAAAGTTCATTTGATACCACTATATAGGAGAGATTGTGAAAGTTACAGAATAGAGTTATAAATTATATAAGTGGAAAGGAAAGCGAGGTGACAAATAATGAAGATTGAAGAGGTCATCAACCAGTACAATGGTAATTCTGATTACATGGATATGAATACAGGATATATCTATCATATCCAGAGCTGGGCTAGAGGATACAAGTTATTCGGAATGAATCTTCCGTTAGAAGTATCACAGAACGGTACAGTAATCGAAACTGTAACTGTAGACTTGGATTTAGTGAATATTTAGTATTCACAGTAACTATTCATCAGGAATCTAAAGGAAAGGTAGAGGTAAAGGAAATGGATAGAACAGAATTCTTAGAAAGAATGGAAAGAGCAGACAGCACAGTGGATCGGAAGAGGTGGGATGAATTGAACAAGAGGTCAATTGACTGCTTCTTGGGAGATGGGAATCCTAGAGGACACATGAATCTTATTATTGCAATGGAAGAGCTGGCTGAGTTACAGCAGCGTATTTCAAAGGAGTTGCGTGGTAAGGGAGATAGGACTGCATTGATCGAAGAGATGGCAGATGTACGTCTTGTCTTTGGCTACTTAAGAGATATATTCAATATATCTGATGAAGAGCTGGATAGAGCTTTGAATGCTAAACTTGAACGGCTTGAAGAAAGACTTGACGGTGGTACTAACTTGTAGTAGGTAATACAGGGTTGTAGAGTATAATGCTCTACAGCCCTTTTGTTTTTATAACTTATTCATCAGGAATCTAAAGGAAAGTAGAGGTAGTAGAAATGAAGGAAAGTTTGTCGACATTAACTGTCAATGGTAAGATCTATTTATTAGATCGTGTTAGTGAACTTGAAGCATCAGATCCTTATGTATATAAGGTAGGCGGATACTTATCAAGTAAGGAAATCAATCCGATGTTTAATCCGGATGGAATTTACTATGGATTGGTTATCGTTCCGGATACTGAGTTCAACAACAATCTTCCGGAGAACATCAAGAACTATATGATCTATCATGAGTGTGGTCATTGTCAGCCGGGTGGAATTCCTACAAAAGCTGAAGGCGGTATGAAGGAATATTACAAGCACTCGTTGAGATACGAAACATTAGCGGATGCTTATGCTTGTACTTGCTTAGGTAAGGAATACTGCATTGAAGCATTAAAGGAATTCCACGACCTGGAGGTGGAGAATATTAAGAAGGTTCATGAAGAAAACAACGTAAACAAGGTTCTCCGTAAGTTAACAGTGTGGCTCTTCAACATTGAGATCAATTATCGCATTAAGCATATGCAGCGCTTAGCATTATAAGATATAAATGGGGCTGTAGGTTTTTATTCCTACAGCCCAATATATTAAATGCTCCCCATTTATTTTTTGGTTACTTGCCGGTACTGCCGAATCCTCCTGTACCTCTTGCAGTCTCAGGTAACTCGTCTACTTCAAGAAGTTCTACATCCGGATACGGAAGGAAGATAAGCTGACAGATTCTGTCCCCAGGTGCAATTGTACGCTCCTCATTCGAATCGTTATGAATAGCTGCGCAGTATTCACCTCTGTAATCTTCATCGCATACTCCTACGCAGTTAGCTAATCTTAATCCTTCATTGATAGCCATACCAGACCGAGAGAACAACGCTCCGAAATAACCATGCTCCGGTGCAAAAGCCAAACCTGTTCCGACCTTTACTGTTTCATGAGGTTTGATGTGCCAGTATGTATCTTCCCGGTTCTTTCTTGCGTATAAATCAAGAGCCGCTGCATCTTTACTTCCTTTTGTAGGAAGCTTGGCTTCATCAGACAGTTTCTTTACCTGTACTTTCATTATTCTTACCCCCGTTAATGATATTGATTACCTCTAAAACGTTACCTAAGTAACCTTCAGAGAAGTTATCGTACTCCTCTCCTTTATAAACATCAAGCAGGATAGGGTTATACATAGCGTAATACATAAACGCATGTTCTACCGGATTCATAGGACTGTAGTTCATACAGAACTTGCAAAGCACAATGAAAAACTTAAGAACCTCTTCATCCGTTGCCTTATCCTTAAGATGTCTTACAAGAACATTATAAGCAGTATACGGAGAGTAGATATTCTGTGTTGAAGTGCTGTACTTGTTGATAATATTATCAAAAGCTTTCTTCGGCTTCTCCAACTCAATATGCTTGATCCGAATCTTACCAGCAGCCTTCTTTACTCTTTCAAGAGTATAACCATCATTGATAGAGTCGAGAATATTACCGATAGCCTCTTTCTTTGTCTCATCAATATTCTCACCTTCCATGATACTCTTGATGTAGTTCTCTCTTTCCTTAGAGTAATCCATGTACATCTTGGAGAACTCTTCGTTGATCTTGTTCTCTAAGGCATCCATCTCTTTCTGGAAATCCATAGTATACTTATTCAGAGAGATATTGTGGATAAACTCATCCAGAATAATCTCAGAGATGGTATTTCTTGTAGTGTTAGCCTCTACAGAGAACCCAGCTACTCCATTAATACCGAGATACTTGTTAAGCTCTTCCTGGATCTTAGCCGGGAATGCCTTAAAGATATTGAAGTTCTCTTTGTTCTGATACCGCTTTACTACCTGAAGCAGTTCAATGATCTCATCATTGGTAAGATCAAGATCTTTGAAGTATACTGTTTCTTTCTTTACCTGCTCTGCAAGATCCTCAGCAGTGATGTCTACATTAAGATCAGATTCAGTAAGACCTTTCTCTGCCTGTTCTACAAGCTTATCAAAGTCTAACGCATCTAACTCGTCTTCTGCATCATTCTCTTCTAATGTAGGAGCAATAACTCCATTCTCAGAATTGATAGATACATTAACCTTTGCTTCATAACCTTTTTCCTCACCGGAAGAAGTTTCTACGCCGTTGTTACTCGGCATATCAGAAACTGCTTTAAGAGCCTCAGATTCATTTACCGCTTCATTCATTACATCAGCAATAGCATCAATCTGAGAATCAGTAAGCTTAGTATCTTCCTGCTCAGGAAACTTTACAACTTCACCCATGTCTGTCCTCCTTTAGATGGTGCTGGTACCCTCCACACCTCTATCTTTTCTCTTGTTTGTTCTTGATCTTAACGCGGCAACACCAGCCATGATCCCGGAGATAGCATCTTCATTTTCCTTGCACATGTACTCTGAATGCTGGAAGCACTCAAGCCGGTCAACACACATCAACAACAGATCTTCCATAAAGATACCGTTAAGCCCTGCTTCTTTGATCGGACCTTCCTGGAAATGAATTTCAGCCAGAATCTTACCATCTTTTCCTACTACGGCATAGTTGTGCCGTGCATTGAAGTTAATCCGGTCTTCCGCTACCACCTTTGTGTTCTCCTGTGTGAATGCTTCATGTTCAATTGTTTTGTCGTACATATTTTTATCCTCCTTAGAATATATTTTATACACCACTCTGTGGTGAGGTGTACTGTGATACACTGATTACTTTATCTGTAGCTCTACTCTGTAAGTCAAACTTAATTGCTGTAAACAGATCAGCTCTTGTGCAAGGATCATTAATGAATGAAGCATAATGATACTTGTATATATCATTAGTATCCTGAAGGATACTAAGTAGATAGTTAGCAGTATTCATATCAGTAAGATAGAATATAAGAGTTCTGAAAGGTATATCATGTGCAGCAATGCTAGTAAGAACAGAGTTTAATGAAGCATGGATAACAATAAGCTTAGGGTCAGTATACATCTTCTTACCATAAGCGATTGTGTCTTTATTCTTCTTAATCTCTTCTGCATCAGGGATAGAGTTATAGATATCATCCTTGTTATTAATGATATACTGAGTAAAGAACCCTATCATCTTAGGTGTAAAGTTTGTAACGAAGATATCAAAAAGAATAGTAGCAAGAGTAAACATCTGATCCGGAGTATACTCTTCAATATCAGGACTTACCTTAAGTCCATAGAAGCTACAGATCATAGTAACTATTTCCTTATAGGTCTTAAGTCTAAGATCATCAAAGTTATCCTTATAAGCCGGATGCTCCTGTACAGCCATCTTCAACTCATTCTCTATTACTATAGGATAATTAGCCGGACCTACATTGAATGGTCTGAATCTCATCTTGATATTATCCTGAATGACATCTATGATGAAATCTGTTGAAAACTTTGATATGATTGTACCAACAGCTCTTTCACTGTTGATAATCTGTATCGGACTATTTCCAAACATAAGAAATCTATTCCTCCTTTCGTATAATTACAAAAAAGTTACAGATCTAATACGAAACCAAAATATAGGAGCAAGACTTTACTAGTCTTGCCCCTAGAGCCGCAGTTCTCTTACCAACAACAATCGCCGCAACAACCACCACCGATGACTTCACCATCTTCGTCACTACGATTCTTATCGCAGTAAACACACATCGGATCTTCGACTTCATCAACACCTTTAGCCGCTTTTGTTCCAACCGGAACTACATAACCCATAGCATCAATCGTTCTGACTCCATCACCTACTAACAAGTTATACAAAGGTCTCTCATCCTTATCATAACCGATCTTCTGCAACACTAACGTATTACAACGTGGGATGTAATCATCTAACTGATCTCCATCTTTGATGTACATGGACGGGCTAAAGTCGTAGACTCTGACTACTGATTTGTCCATCATGTGAAGTACCCTCCTTTAATGTTTTAATGTAATGCTATTCCTGGCTCGACATTACTTACAGTAATGTTCTCCAATGCCCTGCTAGATTACCAACTACATTGTCGTCGTTTATATTATCATAATCATCCATAACTTCTGTATCCCCAAAGAGTTCACTTGGAAGATCTACAAAGCCATTATTGACTAGACCACCAGCAGTAGCATCATTAAGATCAAGATGATATCTTTCCGCATATATTCTTCTAGCCTCTGGATTAGTGGATAGTAATTGTTCTAAGCATTCTTCATCTCTCTTATTCTTAGCTTCATAGAAGTCTTTATTTAAAGTATAAGAGCTAGCTTTCTTAATATACTCTAACTGATCTTCTACTTCACTAGTATCCTCGCCATTCATCTCAGAAACCATCTGATCTACATCAACAGGAGACATACCTCCAAATTGATTAGCTTCTACAGACAATTGCTCGATATCAATATCTTCATCTGTCTTAATAGTATTCTTTCTAATGCCATATCTCTCTGCTATATCTATTCCATCATACCATACTCTCATTGCCATAAGATAAGAGAATACCTGGTCGTCATGACTATTCTGAGAATGCTCAACTTTACCATTCTTCTTTACTTCCATTGACTCCATCTCATGATGAAGTATAGGAGCAATAAACTTATCCTTATGATATGCAACACGATCATATAGAATCTCTATTAACCGTGCTCTTACTTCCTTATTGGAATCTGTACCATAAACTTTAACCTTAGCTGTCTTCTTTACAGATCTGAATCCATCAAAGGCTTCTTCTATAACCTTATCTTTTATCTCATAGTATAGATTCTTCTTAACAGAAGTCTTACACAATCGTTGTAGAACAGAAACACCAAAACCTCCATTGCGCTCAACGTTGATGATTGCTGCAGGTAGATAATTAGTAACGATGGTATAGATACAATCTGCTAAATCGTCACTAGGCATATAGTTACAATTTAGAGTTGCAGATGTTCTAGTAGTTCTTGAATCCACTATTGTAATAGCGGAGCTATCTTGGTATAATGCACCAGCTACGTCGACACCCATTATAGGAGGACAATTATATCTCATATCAATATCCTCATATATATTAAGCTGATACTGCCTACATCTACCAAGTAGTATAGTCTTTATAGGTTCTTTGCAGAATTGCTTTATAACGTCAAGATCTTCTTGTTTAAACGGACAGTTTCCTGCAACCTTAGACCACTCAAGCATAACTTCACGTCTAATAGCAGGCCAATCTCTAAGAAGATCAATAACCATTTGTCTAAAGTAATCTTCACCAGAACCAAGTTGTTGATAAGTGTAAGATATTAAGAAGAACGGAGAATTAGTGTTACTTAATCTTAGTTCTTCAAGTTGCTGATAACTCAGATCATAATATTGTTCACTCCAAGGAGTAGAAGCATTCCTAACTTGATAAGCAAATGCTCCTTGATCAGTTAATAGATCACCAGGTGTAGTAGTAATCAATATACCATAAGGAGCATTATTAGCCTTCGCATTCTTTGCTGCTGTAGAATATGCAGGCATAGCCGCTCCATATACAATATTATTATAAAGCATAAAAGCAAACTCATCATAGTATTGTAAAGGCATAGTACAACCACGACCAAGGTTATTAGCATAAGCTTTACTTCTAGCACTTGCAAATGTGACTATCTTATTATGATTCAAAGGATGTTGCATTGTCTCTACAGTATTCTTAACCTTAAGAGTTTTTCCCTCTGAAGTAATAGCTGCACTCATCTGTAAATAAGAAGGTAAAGCGTCTCTAATAGTCTTTAGTGATGCTAAGTTACCCTTAGAACCATTATGGTCTTTATGAATAAACATGATCTCTGAGTTAGATGATCCAAATAGATAAACCCATAGATATCTACACAATGAACTTACTGTCTTAAAATGCTGTCGAGGAAGCTCTACAAACATATTGTAGTTTAACACAAACAAAAAGTTCATAGCTAAGTTTCCACGATGAATCTTATAACGTACACCAGATCCTACAGTACCACCTTGTACTGGTATACGCACTACTTCACGAATGAAATCAATACTTCTTAAGATACATTAGCTTATCTGTATCTATTACCTTACGGTCTCTAGGTATTACCTAGACGATGAGACTATCTCATTATCCATTATCTTATATAAGACATTGGGATACTCTATCACTCCGGGTTCGCTTGAACCCTACTCCCATCTCAGGGATAGTCGTTGAACCAAACTTTAAATGAAAATCATATCATCTCTATGAAATCTGTCAAGATTCATAATATAGATATTAAACGATTTTGGAATCCATAAACAAGTTTCTTTAGAATAGACTCTTTGACTTTTTGGAAGATGCAATTGAGTTAAATCTTTATCAAGCTGATAGTTTTCTGGTTCCTTCAGTTTATTCTGATAGCCAGATAAATGTATAGCATCATTATAAAAAATGGTAAAGCTAAACCATGACTGATCTACAGTTACTCCAAGAGCTCCGTATAATGGGTAATCTCCATCTTTTTCATTGTAACATCTGTTAATCATATCATTCCAAGATTTATATAGGTTATGATATTCATTATCTGTAACCTTAATTTGTGAGCCAACGTATCCTACACCGGCTACACTTGGTTTTAGTTTATCTTTAACTCTTCCATGTCTAATAGCTTCATACGAAGCTATCATTCTATAACCTGTTTCTATGAATTCAATTTCAAAATATCTGTATCCGTTTATTTCAGAAACTTCATTTAGAATTTTAAACTTTCCATTGAAATTACTATCATAAACTCTTCCTATAAAATTTTTCATTCTGCTTATATCCTTTAATATTATGATATAAACATGTTTGGTGCTGATTAGACATTGTCAATAGACCTTAGGACTTACTAAAATAAGGTGGTTTCTAATAAGCTTTTATTTCACCATAGTCCATCTCTCTACTTGTTTCTGACTTTCATCTCCTTTTATTAAGGCAAGAGAGCATTAGCCTTTCCCAGCTTTTCAATAGAGTACACGCACTATATTCCTATAATACGGGGCATTTCTGTTTACCAATAATTGCAACAGCATTCTCGCAGTATCTTAGTTTTCATCTGCATTGTAAGAGTTGGATCTCTTGGATCTACACCAGCCAAATCTCTATCGTATAAAACAAGAAAGAAAGCATTGTTCTTAATACCTTTCTGTTTTAAGAAGTAATGCATATCTATAAAAGACTGGTTAGTGGTTTCCATTTGATAGTAGACCGTTTGTTGTGCCACAATCTGTGTTTGAACCAAACATACCACCTCCTTTTATTTAGTAAGTTAAAATTTTACCGAACTATCGGATTCACATTTTAGTAACTATAAATCACGTTGTAAGGAGGTATTCTTATGGAAGTTACCACTATTGCTGGCGGTGTGATACTCGTAGTATTAATCATCGCTGTTTACTGTTACTACAAGTTTGCTGTTCCGAAGGACAGTGACAAGAACGCTGCATCAGAGTTTATTAAAGGATACTCAAACGTATTCGAGAAGACTATTGAGAAGATCATCGGAGAGATTGATATTACTCAATATCATACTGTAGAAGAGTTTGAGTCGGATATCTTTGCTATCGCCTATGATGAATGCTGGGACTACACATCAGGGGCTATTCAGGAAGCTCTATCTAATTCTACGATCGGCTCTTTGGTAGCAAAATGCATTACCAAAGAAAATGTAGAGACTATCGTCAGTCAAATTATTAATAGTAGGTATATCACAAAGATCGACGATATCGCTGCAGATAGAATCTCTCAGGCAAACGAGGAAGCTTTAGAAGCAGAGAAGAAAGCTCTGGAAGAGGCTGACTTGTATGAGTCTGGTGAGAAAGAAATAGACGAGTATATTGATCCGAAAGATGATGAGGAGGAAATGAATGGTGCATTAAATCCTCCTACTGATGAGGAGGGAGCTTACAGTCCGGATGATAATAGCCAGGAGATAGTAGGTGATGTAAATACTACTACTCTTAATCTTGATTCCGGTGATGATGGCTCTCCTGATGAAGAGTAATATCATTACATAATACTACACTCTGTACATATTGGTAATGATATAAAATTGGTTGATAAACTGCATCCTTAAACTTAAGGCATAGTGGATATTCCACTATGCCTTTTGTGTATCTTATTTCTGTACTTCAATTCTTGTCTTACCAAACTCTGCTAAACTAGTCATAGTTTCGTTTACATACTTTCTATCAGCATATATTGCTATATAGACAGTCTCTTCATCCATATCTTCTAAGAAGTATAATTTCTTCTCTTCAAAGTCCATTCTAACTTTTACTTTACAAGCTCTATCATCATTACGAAATACTTGTATATCCATAAAAGCTAAAGGAGATATAAACTGTTTAAGATTATACTCCATAACTATATCTAAATTCGTATTACCAGAGAAGACTTCTTTCATATCAACGAATTTCTCACCCTTATCGCATAGATAAGACGTTAAAGCGATTTGAGACCATCCTAGAGTGTTTTTCTCTGGTATCTCAAAGTCATTAAAGGAATATAAACCAATAGATCCTTTATCATTCTCGTGTATAGTGATACCACTGTCAAGATTATCTTGAGAGTAATATACATAGAAGTGTGGTACAGGCATTCTTAACTCAGTAGCAAAGTCTAAGTTATAGTTATTATCTAACTGGTTAGTTCTCTCACCATCGTCTGGTGATATCTTATCTCTACATGCAATATGAGCATACATATCTCTTACTCTTATAAAAAACTCAGGCTTCTGATTTATAGCTCTAAGCTTATATAAGATAGGAAGATCAGAGTTAGCATTAAGATATGCAACAAACTGCATAGTGTCTTTGATAGTCTGAGTCTCTCTATTAACCTCAAACCCAGCCGCTTCTGCTATAGATAGCATTACATCTTTCGGAATATGGAAGTCAGCAGAGAAGTATTCTCTTTGAGTTGATCCTAATCTAAATGCTAACTCCATTTTCTTCATAAGATCTAACTGTTGAGCTCTAGTATTCACTCTTATTCTAAAAGCAAATCCCATCTTAATCTCTTGGAATTGCACTCCAAGATACTGATCTCTTTCCATATCTCTAAAGAAAGACTGCTGATAATTAGATCTTCTTAAGAATATAGAAGGATCAGCTAAGTATATATCAAGACCTTCTCTATCGTAATCAAACTCTACAGTAGGTACTATAGCTAATACCGGATTCTCTCTCTTCACTACATTCTTATTAAGATACTTATAGTCATCTAAGACATGTTTACCGTTTATATATACTGTCTTAAAGTAATCTTTACCTAAACCCATACGTTCAAATCTCTCTAAAAACCAAGATCTCATATACTCTATAGCTAAGGAATATCCATGAATATAAGATGGTACTGCAAGATCAGAATGCAATCTCTTTACTTTATATTCACCATGCTTAGTTCTTAGTCTAAGCTGATGTGTTCTATCTTCAGTATTACCAAGAATATCACCTATCTGGTCTATACTAACAGATTCTCTACTCATATCTAACACCCTTCCTTTCTGTTCTGATTATTATAAAGTTTTGAGGTATATATTATATATACGGTAATCTAAAGTAAATTAATAGAGGAGAAAAGACAAATGAAGAAGTCATTAATGACTAAAATCCTAATCAAGTTAGGATACAAGAAAGTTATATTTAAGCCGGGAATCAACATAGTTGAGTTCCCAGACAAGTATGATGAAGCACGCAGAAGATTTCTGCAATATATTGCAGATACTCATTCGGAGGACGAAGTGAGGTTTACCGGAAGGTGTGACTATCATATAAACAAAGCGATTAACGGCGATGACATTGAAGATCTTGCTACCAGAGAAGGTTGGAAGAATGTTGTTGTGATAGATGCTATTAGCCAGTCTATCGATAATGTGTATGGATGTACTTATTGTGCTACAAGTGATTTCTATAAAAATCATAACTGTACAGACATTAATACATCCATATTATTAGGGGATGGTTCGTGGGCTGCAGAGAATGGTGTTGTTGTTGTTTTTCTTATCGACGATATTGCCAATCTTGACAATATCGAGTATACTTATGAAACAACTAGAAGTGTATTATTCAACTTCTCTGGAAGTTTCACTAAGTACAGAATTCAGCCAACTAAAGACTGCATGGAAATTAGCGGCAAAGATATCAAATTGAACCAGATAGCATCAATATACTCAAAGTAAAGGAGAGAACAAAATGTCAGACAATTTTTTATCAAAGGTATTAGGGATTAAGATGAGAGCATTTAACCCTAATCCATCCCAGGAAGTAGAGTCAATGGAAGACTTGTCCGATTGTTCAGTTAGAGCGATATGTGGCTTAACCGGATTTTCTTGGGAAGAAGTATACAAAGGTCTATTTCGTGCTGGTCTAAAGAAGCATCGTATGATGGACACCGGCAGATCAGAGCAAATTTATCTTGCAGAGTATGGTTATGTAAACATAGCACATTATCTGGATGACATTGAAACAGTTGCGGAGTTTCTTTATACGTATAAAGAAGGAGAATATATCGTAGGATGTGACGGTCATGTCTTCTATTATGCTGATGGAACTATATATGACAACGCATATTGCATTGCAAGATTCGAGAGTTTATATACTAATGTAGTGAATATTGTGTTTGTCAGCGTAGACAATCCTAAATTCCGCAAAGAGATCGATAAAGCACTATATGCTATAGAGACAATAAAAGACGCTGAAGCTTATCATGCAGATAAGTTGAGAGCTATGTACGAGAATGCCATTAAAAGAGAAAGTTTCGACGTTATAGAGCCTTAGTAAACAAAAAATAAAAGGTAGCAGGGTATTCTCAAGCCCTGCTACCTTTTATCTTATTCTACGGAGGATTTGTTTTTTATGACTCTTTGCGCTTTACATATATGTTCTTACGACTCACTAGTAGTAAGTATAATAAGCTTAGCTACAAGATTTTTATTAAGTTCCTCAACGAATTCTAAGTGATCATCTAGTTTAAACGTAAAATTCGGATCTTCGTCATCAAGGTTCTCTTTAAAGATTCTATTATAAGAGTCTAATGCACACCATACCTCATTCTTATGCTTTATATTAAGATATATCAAAGAACCCATCATAAATGGGAGTGACATACCCATCTTTACAATGTCTAGACCATCCTTACTCAATAGCATAGATTGCATATAAGTGTTATTGATAGACAGTATCAATATATAGGAATTAGTATCCCTAACCTTAAATACCTTACCAGACTTATATTTCTTATTAGGTGTAGTCTTACTTAAGTCTCTAGTACTAGTACTAGAGACTTTTGATGTTTCTGTCCCTCCAACAGAGTATTTAGCAACTATCTCTTCAAGCTCCCTCTTATAGTCACTAAACTTATCATCATCAACTACTGTCAATATATTGGATCTAACTCTTTTCATTTATTGTTGTCTTCCTTTGTTAAGTATTCACCATTCTTACTTTCATAGATTTCCTCTTTATGAGATAGATCACTGATAGCAGTAATAATGGTAGAAGTTAAACCATCTGTCAGTAGTATCTTCTGGTTCAGATGCTGTTCTTCTATACCGTATTTAGCATATCCCTCACTATAGTAGATCATCTTAAAGCCTTCATCATAACGAAGTTCTCTACTCTTCAGTTTAGGGATAACCTTTCTGAAGAATTGTAACTTATTGCGTACCCGGCTGTTAAAGCCACCTATTGAAAGAATATCTTCGTTAGTAGCAATAAGAGTATTAACCCAGTACTCACTAAGTTCTTTTACATACATTACTCCATCAGGAGTGATATCATATACGAGATAAAATACCTTATCCATATGAATAGTGTCATCACTGGTATAAATACCACCTATCTCATACTTGTTATCTAACTTCTGGTCTAATGCATGTCTCTCAAACTCTTCTACATGTACCCCTTCATGTAATGGATAACTAGACATATTCCGGATATCTTCAAGAGTCTTCTCTAACTTGATAGCATCATCCTGACTAAGTACTACATCCAATACAAGCCTTACATGCGAATTGTCTTTCTTCATCATAATTTTCATTTCTCCTCTACTTTGATTATATTTTCATACTGACTTAAGATAGGAATTCTATATCCTACTACAGTAACCTCATAAGTATTGCCTACTTCAAGTTTACCCTGGATATCAGAACTATTGAACTTAAATCTTATGAACAGATCTGTATTCTCAAATACACGTACTTCTCCAGATTCATCCTTTGTAAATACTATGTACTTAGAATCTGCTGACTTATCATCAGAAGATTCATAGATACGATCTTTGTCAGTTACTGTTACCACATAAGTATGGTCATTGAAGACTGTACTTACAGAGTATAATACTCCAATGATAATAGTAGCTACTACAAGACAAATAACAATAAATCTAGTCTTACTCATTCATCTCACCTCCTTTCAAAGATAAAAGGAGTAGGAGATATTATATCTCCTACTCTAGAGTTCTTTACTTATTCTTCTTGTAATCCTGAACAAGATTACCACAGCAAAGTGGAAGCTCTGCTTTAGCTGCTACGTCTACGATAACCTTTAAACCACAGCTCTCTACTCTTTCCTTGATCTTATTCATGTTCTCCCAGTTCCACTGGATTGCATCCTCAAGACCATGTTCTTTAGTAGCGTTTGTTACGTTCAAAGGTGTAATCTTTACACAGAACACATCAGGGTTCAATCCATATAACTTATCCGGATTAAGCTCCCATCCTGCTCCACAGATGAAGTTTAAAGTAATAAGTCTATTACTGTTAGGCAAATAGTTAAACTCTTTCTTCATCTCTTCTATAGTTACTACATTAGCTCCACCAAACAAAGCTCTTCTTTCATCTTCGTTAGTAGAGTTTGTAGAGATCTGGATATGCATGAAACCATCCAGATATGCTTTAGTATACATTACATCTTCCTTAAGTACTTCTATCGGTCCTTTGCCAAACACATTTACCTTAGGTAAGATAGTGTTATAGCAAGGTAAGAAAGTGAATCCCTCTCTGTAATGTTTCATATCACTCATTACTTCGAGGATATTCTTCCAATTGTACTGCGGTTCTCCCATTCTGGCAAAACCTACCTTGATCTTATCACTCTTAGTAACTTCCGGATGCTGAGCAAATACAAACTCTAACTGCTCCCACATCTCTTCTTTACTAAGGTTTCCTCTGAAACCAAGTTCCGGTACTAAGCAGAACTGACACTTCTGCGGGCAACCATACTGAGTGCTGATAGCAGTTAGCCACTTCTCCTCATATGGTACAAGATTCTGCTTAATCAAAGATTCATCATCAGTCATGATGATTTCCTGAGACTTACCTTTTGTGTTTACATCCTGCATGGATGTAGTCTCGATATAGAAGTCTTTCTCCTTGTTGTATAACACGTATACACTTCCACTAGGATACTTATACTCCTTTACTAACTCAAAGTGTTTACTTCCCTGTCCATTGTTTTCTAAGGTCTTCATTTGCAATCCTCTCCTTTGCTTCATATAGTATTCTATAAGCTGAACTCAATCCTGCTCTATCATCAAGCAGGATATTGTAGTATATCTTGTCACCAGTGAATGGTATATAAGGTGGAGACTGGTTTACATAGTCTACCTTAATACCAACAGTTTCACAGTAATCAAGCATAAACTTGTTCTTTGATTCATCACAACAAGTGCTTAGAATCAGTGTACAACCCATACTCTTACATTCCTTAAGTAAGTTTATTACTTTAGTATAGGTATACCCCTTATTGTAGTAATCATATATCACATTATCAAAGTCAAATGCGATAATGATACAGTTATGAGCTCTCCAGTTCTCAACTAATCTATCTACACATAGTTTATCATTGAGATATGGATCGTCTAATGGATATTCCATTAATCTAGTCCTCCTTTAAGAACAAGACTGTTCTATGTCTTCATACTTCTTCATCCATATCTTTCTTTCTTCTTCACTATTACCAAAGAAATACGGATACAGAGTATTGTTTGTCGTAAAGAAGTAGTTATGATACTCACCATCCGGTAAGAACAATACTCCTTCTTCTGATATCTGATCCTTTATAGCATTGAAGTTTTCATAAGCCTTTCTGTTACCAAACATCTGTCTAAATGTAATCTGCTTAACTCCAATACCTTTCATTGTCTCTATATAAGCTAAGCAATCATCTTTAGTCATTCTCTCATTAAGTACATTGATGACTCTTACCTTTGTACTTTCTTCAATATAGGGAAGCATTATTCTAAGTCTATTTATCATATACTGATCATCCTTCTCTATACTGAGAGCAATCTTCCGGAACAATGGTACAAGTTGTGAACTCTTATCCGGAATGATTCTTGTATGTACGTCTAATCTCTTACCATAAGCTCTACCAATATCATAGACCTTATTGAAGAAATAAAAGTTATCTTTATATCCATAGAATGGATCTCCTCCACCAGAGAGATTTATTGTCGGTGCATTTGATTCAGATACACACTTCTCTAAGTAGACCCAGTCTATCTTACTTACATCTGTCTTTTGATTTTGCAATATCGGATGATGTTTACTGATACAGTACTTACATCTCTGATCACATCCGAAATTGGTTATGATAGTGAAACCTTTATTAGTTTCAGTATACATAATGTACTTCCTTCCTTTCACAAGCAAATAGAGTAGGAAGCCGTTAGACATCCTACTCTATAGTTTATAGTTACTTTAATATCCTATACCGTAAATCTCTTTCTGCCTAGCTTTAACAGCCATGATCTTAGCTTTCTGAGTCTCGTTATAGTTGTTTCTTCCTAACCACATCAATGTATTAGCATTAATGATTGTATCACGTTGTACTAATACAGATGCATTGATCTTACCATCGTTCCTAGATATATACATAGCATTACGAGGATTGAATATCTCATAACACCTCTCAAAGAACTTACGGTTTATGATCAAGAAGATATTGAGCGCCGTATTAGTCCATTGTTTCCAATGGTACTGACTATATTTTACTATCTATAATAGATAGAATGCTCTTTCCAGCTACGTATCAATAGTAGCCGTACTCCTCCTCAAGAGGATAGTCGATACAGGTTTCTATAACAAAGTATATTATAGTTTCCCACGGTAGTACCAAGCTAACCATATATAATATGGTCCTTAGGCTTTCTTAGAGAGCTACTTCGTCTATGGTCTAAGGGTATATATCTCCTCTCGGCTTCATATACCAGTCTTATTCAACTCTTACCGTTAGCCATTATAATATAATGACCCCTGTGATGAACAGGAAAAGCATTTTCTGACACGTTATGTACCTAATAGCACCTATTTAGGTACAATCTCTATCACCGTCGTAGTCCGCCGCCAAAGGTGGTAATATTTGCAGCGGAGTTTGCATTACAAAATCGTCATTATAACCAACACAGAACATTTGCATAATTGCGTTTATTGATCATATCTTCATCTCACATACTGTTACCACATATGAGATACTTAGCACTTGGAATTAAAGGGACTTTATCACCATTGCTTTTTGCCCTACCTATTAAACAATAGGTTCTACGATTATCGGTTACTTTCAAAGGTTTTTCTCCTTTGATATCCTTCAATCTGATCGATGAACTTTCAAGTGGATTTATTTGTTTTCTTTCTTACAGGAAACGTATAGTTACAAGAAATATGAGCCCATGATCTATGGTTCGCTATATGATTTATAGTATCGATAGTAACTCCCATAGATTCTGAAATCGATTTATACTTCTCTCCAGATTGGATTCTTTCACATATTTCAATAGCCTGGGCTTCTGTTATATGTGCACAATGACTTTCCTCTCCAGTCTTATACGTTCTTAATCCCATTCTTATAGCATGTAATATGTTTCCTGAATAATCAGTCCATTCTAAATTAGACAATCTATCTCCATAAGGAAGATAAGGTTTTCCATCTAGATGATTGACTATAAATTTCTCACATCCAGGAAACCATGCAAAAGCAAGCATTACTAGTCTTGCAACTCTGAAATTTCTACAACCAGTTGTTGTCACCAAATGATAATAATAGTGGTTATCTGTTCCAAGAGCTGGACAAAGAAAATGTTTAGTACAAATATTATATAATCTTCCATATGTTGATATAAGATAATATGGTTTAAGATTATCAGTTTCTACAGATATATCTACTAGCATACGAAATTCCTCATCGGGGAATATTTTTTCTGGTATCTCATATATAGCTAATTTAGTATTGAATACATTACCCATTTTATATTCACCTCCTTTTTCTGTAGAATATCCACTTGCTTAGATGCTGATTCTCAATTATACAGTACTTAGACTTTCTGTTCGTCTTATACTATCCTAACAATTTTTTCTGGTTTCCCTGCATTCACGTTTATCTTCACAGATTACGTTGTAGCTTGCTAGGCATTATGAAATTCCAGCAGTTCACTAAGTATTTTTTACCAAGAGTCACCTCTTGGCTGGACCAATTATAAAATCCATAAGCAATGGTCGGGTTTCTATTAATTGTACGATTTTAGGTATCATTACGCACCTAATACACTTCGTAGAGTGTAGAGTAGTCTTTCACTACTTTCCAGAGCACATCTTTATCTGCCATATACTATTACCATATATGGCAGATAGCAATCGTTTCTATTTAATGGATTTACTTAGAGCTAATATCACTCTAATACCAACCCCTAACGTTTGGGCTATACTATACTCAGTTCGTGTATACTATTGTATACCTTATTTTCAAAGAGCCTGGGCTATTTTCAGGTTGCCTCCCATTTAGATATTTCTATCAATGCTCTTATCTACCTTTCTATGCTCGTTGTACTAGAATTACTTCTAGTGCGGACTGTGGATTGTTAAAGTACTTAGGCTTACTATCACCATATACCATCCATAAGATTTGTTTCTAGGTTTCCCAAGCCTAATAAAATATTTCATTTGTTAGGTACTTATGGCTTTACCAGTTCCCCGCTTTTAGATTGCTGTTTCACAGAGAATCACTTCCCTGATGACCATTATTCAAAACCCAATGAATTATTGTTTAATCACTGGCAACCCTTCAGGTGTACTGTTCTTGATTATTGTGTCGATTATACTTGCCACTCTATCGTCTTTTGTTGCTGTAGCACGATATACTACATCATAAGCTTCAGAATAACTCATGTTATACAACCTGTTGAGTATATTGATAATCTGTGGTTGAAGCATTATCACAAGCATAGTATAAGGTAAAGTAACCTGATCTATTCTTAATGATGGCTTCTGCGAGATTACCGCTCTACCCGAGAAGTTATATCTCCTTCTGTTCATTCAGATTCGTCACATCTGAACCAAAACTCTAAAACTTCTAGAGTTGCTATATATTTCTATATAGAGCAGACTATATCTTCATCCAAGTATATACTTGGAGCTAACCATTTCGATTTGAGTCGACTTATATTGCACCAATAATGCGACACCCCTTTTAATGACTTGGGCTCTACGTACTTACGTACTAGTCGTTGAACGCTTCTTATATATTGATATATAAGATTCGCAGCTAGTTCTCTTATAGACACTTCTCAAATCTATAAGCTTTTCCAGCATAAGGAAAGTCGGCATCTATATATTACTACATAGATGGGCTAATCTCTTAACCTGCAACTAAAGATCTTAACTGCCCTTTCTTACCAGAGCAGATAGCAATGATCTCATCATGTAATTCCATGAACTTCATCTGTAACTTATACAACATTTGATTCTTCTTCTTTGGATCTCTCTGCATACGAGTCTTATCAGCGTTAATACGATGAACGTGTTTGTTGATCATATTATAGATACCATTGATAGGCTCGTAATACATGTTCTTATCTCTGATATCTGCTGGTCTAAGATGTGTAGTAAACACCGGAATAGAATGAGTGAATACTTTATCTCTGTCCTGCATAATATCGTCATAATAGTCTTTCTTCTTCGGATTCTTCTTGAGATAGTATTCCATAATTTCATCGAATCTCTGATAGAAAGCCATCATGCCAATTCCAAAGAATGGTTCATTAGAAGGAGGATTGATTACCTCACTTTCATGACCGTTCTGATCAATCTGTACATTATAGAACAAGATGTTCTGTAGCACAAATCCTTTCTTGGCATTCTTCTGCTCTACGTTAATCTTTGATTGACCAAAGAAAAACTCAAGAGACTTATAAATGTCTGGATGTATTACATGGTACTGATCTTTCAATACTACCCATCCAAACATCTCGAAGTTGTCGTCTACATACTTACATTTAGTATGACACTTCTCACAGACGATCCCATGATTTATACGGCTCTTAAGATTACCGCACTGACATGAATATCGATCTGCAAACGGATTCAAGTCACCTAACTTCTGTCCATACTTGGTACTGAAGATTCCATTAGGATCTTTGATATCCTTCTTGATAGTTGCTTTTGGAGAAGATATGATAAATCCATTACCAGTGGCAATGTCATGATCTTTCTCTTCATCCAAGTTTATCCGTTCAAGTATAGTGTAATAATCGTACTCAGGAGAATACGGATAAGAGTACGATATGTTGATAGTAGCTTCATTAGGTTTCTTTTCTTCATTGTCTTCCACAGGTGGTGTAATGAAGTTCTCACTACCAACAAATGAATTCAACAGATCTTGTATATCATCGGTTAGAATTCCAGTTGAATCACTCATATATTATGACTCCTTTCTCTTAATGATATAATTGGTTTGAACTTAAACTACCCTCCTTTCAAAGTTCGTATCTATAGTTTATTATTAACAGACAAATTTGTCTGGAGCCATTAATTAGCTCCAGACAACGTCTGCCAAAGTTCACCTTTTCTCTTTAAGAGAGCTTTGTTGATAGCAAGTCTCAAAGTAGAAGCAGTTACTGAATCCAACTTACTATAGTCTATAGAGATAGTACCAGTAGTATTAGCTTTAATAAGCTTTTCTACTGTCTGGTAAGAGTCTTTCATTACATCAATGCCTTCCATAGAGTACACTCCCTTCTTTTCTTTCAAGTAATACTTCTCTTCTGATAGCATCTTGATCATTAAGCAGCATTGTACTCATCTCGTTATAATACTCATCTCCCAGACCAAGATCTTTATATGTAGTATAAATATGAAACATATTATACTGCCCTAAGATATAATGAAGTCCTACATCTGATGAATCATAGAACTCATCATCCCATTTGATACAGTCACTCAGTATCTTATCTGCTCCGGATTTAGAGAGATCATCATTGATAGTAGAGCAACAGAGTATTGCTTTATGCTTAAAGATCTTAGAAGCTTCCTTAAACCAAGGTAGTTCATAACTATCTTTATTAGCATTATCAATGATCAGATTGACATAGTTGACAAACTCTGCTTCGTCAATAAAGACAGTCATAGAATCGAGATTCTTAGCTACTCTTACAGCTTCCTCCGGAGACTGCATTCTTCCATGTGGATTTCCATACAGACTCTTAAACTTATCAATATCAAAGTCCCGGATACACTTTGGTAATAACTTGGTATACTCTTCCATTGTATCTCTCAGTATATTATTATCCCTGACAGTTCTTGAGATCAAAGCAATGTTTAGGTTCTCTTCTTCGTCATCAATATAGCCATCAAAGATTCTGATCCAGTTAAGTAAAGCTAGAGTATATGATGTCTTCCTTAACATTCTTGGTTTTGTAACCCAAGAAGAGCATTCTCTCATTGTAAGATATACCTGAGCCATGTTGGAACGATCAAGTATGTATGGTACTGTACCGCCGCCTGCATCTGGTAAACGGATGATTCTTAAATAGTACCAAACATTTTCCATGCATTCTCTTATAACAGCGAACTTCGTAGTCCAAGGTAAGTTCGGATCATAAGGATCTACGTTCAGAAGTAGATCATTATTAAGAGTAAGCATAAACTTGTTGTTCTTTACACCAACACTTTTCAGATATTTGTGCATATCTAAGAAAGATTTGTTAGCCGGATTTAGATCATAATAAGGTTGATCCATTCTCTTATACCTCCTTTTATCTAAGTTACTTAAAAGTTTCAAGAATTGTGATTATATATTATATACGTAGCTAGAAGAAAGGAGACATAAAAACAAATGAGTTTAGCTAAACGTATTACACTCGATGAGTTTATAGAGGAGGTGTGGAACATTGAACGTGTAAAGATTCATATTATTAGGCAGGAGGACTTTGATAATGTATTAGTAGATCATTATCCTTACAGAGAAGCTTGTCCTATAGAGTATACTCTAGATCAGTTTCTCAATGAAAGGATATATCCTAATCTATATCCAATTCCATCTATGGTAATAGGAGTCAAGAAATAAAAAGAACTTAAAGAGAATCTAAAGGAGAGTTAAGGATATGAATAACAAGTATCATTCAGTAAATGTACCAATGTATAACTTTGCATTGATTACAGTATCAAACCCAGATGGCGGCGTTGTAGATATAAGTACTTATGGATTGAATAAGTATAATGGTTATGATCTACAGATCATTCCTGTACTAGGATATAGGGAGTCTATGAATCTACTATCTACTATAGCTAAGAATATCATTGACGAAGGTAAACCAGTTACAGATAATAGTGTTTTGCACTATCTATCTGTAAAGAATGACGAAGCCATAGTGAAACTGATAAAAAGGACTAGCGATAGTAGAGTATTACTTAGAGTAATTATTCAAGATGAACGCGGAAAGTATCCGTGGGATGAAGGATGTGACCCGAAGTATGCTAAGCAGTTTACTGATAGCGATGCTAGAAACAATGGGTTTATAGTCAATCGAGCTAAGAAGGTACCTGTATAAGAGGTTTATAAGTGGGATGAGTAACAACAAAACTCGTCCCACCTTTTTATTTTTTGTTGTCATGGTAAAGATCTCCTGATAATATACTATTAACTTGTAAGAGAAAACTTTAAATGAAAGAGAGGGCAAATTGTATGGGTAATACAATGCATGTTACACTTGATCAACACAGACCATCTTCTTTTATAGAAGGTGATATCAAAGCAGTATTAGCTGCTATGAAAAAGAATGATGTAGATATTATCTACATTGTTTCAAACGAAGGAAGAACCGTAGAAGAAAAGTATAACAATCTGCGGTTAGTTCTGTCTCAGTTATCTGAGAACACAGATGAACACACAGTAATATTGTCGGATGCTTACATTTCTACTCAGGAATATCCGAAAGAAGTATATCCATTTCCGTATGGAATAACTAATGAGAAGATCGAGTCTATTCTCGATCAGCAGTCGAAGATATTAGAGGATGCTGGATTCTTCAATATCAATGATTTCATCCAGTATGAGTACAAGAGAGGCTTCATCTACAAGAACAAGATCGGGAACGAAGTTATCGAGTTCATCAAAGGAACTAGTAAAAGAGCAGAAAAGGAAAGGAGCTAAGAAGTATGTATTTTTTAGAATTAATGCTAAACATCAAGGGAGAAGGAATCAGCCAATGGCTGGATGGATCTTTGTATGTTTCCGATCCATTGAAAGACAATAAGTATGGAATCTATAAACCACGCATGACTTTTGACTTTGACAGTTCTCATGTCGCGTATGGAATTCCGGTAGAGTTCTCAGATGCTACGGGAAGAGTGGTTATGAACTATTCTCCAGTTGGAACTTGTTCTTGTGGAACTACCAAAATTTCCAAAAAGATCACTACGTTTGGAAAGAAGAAAGATGATACAGAGGAGAACATCCTCGAGCAACTTAAGCAATTCAGTGAAGAGCTTAATGCTCAGAATTCTTGCAACTGTATCTTTCCTGGAACTTTCACAATCAACTTTGATACAAAGACATTACCGGGAGGAGTTGAACCGTATGGTCTTTCAATGGAAGCAGTCATCCTTGTAGATATCGCAGATGACAAGATCCGTATTCATTGGAGGTATACATCCAATTTTGCTTCCGGTGTAACAGAATCATTTGGTTCTACAGATGAATCTGTTATTGTTCTGAATCGTGATGAGAAGGACATGTCACTTAAACTGGTAGCATTAAATCCGACTTATAATGCAAGCAATAGAGGACCAATGTATCTGATGGCTCAGATAGATCAGTATGAATATGTCGCAGCAGGACATCCATTGATAGATGATGCTGATACTGCTGACTTCTACGTTAAGTGTATCAGTACTCATTCAGATCCTGATTGGACTTACAATATCGGGAAGTTTGCTACTGTAGTAGAGCAGCCTGTTCAAACAGCTCATTATCATAGCATTGAACAAAGCGGGGAACTGTTGTATAATATCGACGAAAAGGAGAATAATGATGCAGCAGTCGGGAATCAAACTGAGTGATATTGACAATCCGTATACGTTAAACATTTTTACAGATGCTTCTATCTTTAATAAACGTAACGGATATGATGGATGCTATGGTGCTATCGCTGTGTTTAATGACACTAAGATAGATGAGATCTATAGAATCAACACAGACACAACAAACAACAACGCTGAGATTAAGGGAGTGAGAGCCGGAGTATATCTGGCTCTCAAATACCAGCATCAGTTTAGAATCATTAATATTTTTTCTGATTCTCAGATATCTATCTTTGGTATAAGAGATAGACTAATCAACTGGAGATATGACTTCACTACACAATCTCTTATAGGAAATATGGATCAACAGATATGCAATCAGGAAATATTTATGGAAATAGTATATCTGATGCTCCAGAACAATCTTAGAATAAACTTCTTGCATCAGAAAGGTCATGTGAATGACAATATAAGAGATACATTCAATGCTAGACATGTGTTTGCTAGTAGTAACTATATAAGAGGTAAGGTTGATCTTAATCTAATCAAGTTTATCTCTAAATGGAATGCTATAGTGGACTTTGAGTCTAGAAACAAGTTATATCAGAGAGATAAGAATAGAGTTTACAATGATGCAGTAGACTTTAGCTATGCTCCATTTGACAGAATCAGGTTTCAGGCTTTATCACAAAACACCATAAAGAAGGGTGAACTTACGTAAGTTCACCCAACCTTTTATTTTTTGTGTAAGTTATATACTATAAAGACGAAACAAATAAATTTTTAAGGAGGGACATGTTTATGTCATTGAAAAATCTTAAAGTTAAGGCACAAAAGGGCGCGTTCCCTAAAGTAAAGGAGGAAGCAAAGATAATCAAATTAGAGGTACCTAGAAAGGAATGCGATACTCATTATCGTATCAAAGAAGTATCAGAAGATGTAGATACAACACTTCTTGACACAGCGGATGAAATGACCATTGATTTCAGTAATAAGGATGATCTGATCAAAGCATCCTCTCCTGTTTTCTATGTAGGAGAGTCTAACAGTCTTGAGAATTACCCAAACCCATATACACTTGTTATGCATAACCTACATCATGCAGTAAGAGCTTTACAGAATGACTCTGGTTATGCAGAAGCAATGCAGAATAATCCGAAGATCTTTGAGAACCGGATTGTTCCTAGATTAAAATCTATCATCTATGACACTGTAACCATTGCTTATATGAATGCTATTCATAGCTCTGTTATATCTTTCCTGCAGAGCAAGCTTTCGTTTCTGCACAGATATTACATGGATGGATCACAGGGTTATGCATATCCATATACCCTTGATATCATCAATAAGTGTGCACGCAGCAACGATATCGGCTTTCAGATTGAATCTCTGACTCGTTGTATTACAGAGTTCTCTTATCTGAATTCTATCGGAAACATGACGATTGAGAATTTCAATTCCTTGATCTGCTATCATGTTAGCATCACCAGAGATGCTATTCTGGGAAGTATTGCAAATGATCTGAATGCTTTGGTTAGAACCTTTTCATTCGGAGAACCGTTCCTTACTACAACTTATCCGTACCGTACATTTGAAGAAGTTAACGATGATCGTGCTAAACAATTGTATGGTCCTGGCAAGAAACAGAGAGCGATGGCTTTACAGCAATTGTTGTGTGAGTTTCATCCAAATATTCCGGATGAAATTAACGGCATTGAAGATCAGGAGTGGTACTGGATTCTCTCTTGTGAGACAAGAGTAGAGTTAGAGGTTATGTCTCCGATGATCGAGATGTTCTTGTGGCAGATTGTAGCTGCTATCAGGAGCATTTTTACACCTGAATTTCTTAAGGTGGTCTATAAGGATTACAACAAGAGATGGTTACAGGGTATGGATGACGACGAATTTTAAAGAGCGAACTGTTCATATACTATAAGTGTAATAAAATGAGAAGAATCTTATAGGAGTGAAAGAAAATGGTAAAGTATGATTACTATACTGGAGAGCTGTCTAACGACGGCTCTCCGCCTTTATCTGAACAAGAGATAGTTCAGAATGCAAACTTAATAAATCCTGCTTATGACTACGATCCGCAACAGAGATTGAATCAGATGCAGGCACAACAACAGCAACAAATGATGTATGGAGGATACTATACTAATGGAATGCCACAGTATGGCTATCCGCAGAATACATTCTATGCTATGAACTATCCACAATATGGTGGATATCAATCCCCTAGTGGGTTTTCTGGTTATGCTGGTAATCCGGCGTTCCAGTATATGCAAGGTAGTGGGTATCAGAGTCCTTATATGGCTCAACAACAGGACTATACTTACTACGTACCAGGCTTCAACACAGGTTCTAGAGAGTTGTTACCTCATGATGTAGAAAATATATGTAATGAGTTACAGAATCAAATGATGATGGAACTTGAAGAAGCTAATGTAAAGAGAATGGAACAACAGAAGAGCTATTATAATGCTCTTGGGTATAACAATGGGTACAACTATTATGGGATGCCGTATATGAATACTTTCTATGCAGATCCTCAGATAGTTAATAAGTACAAGCAGAAGATAGAGAATATAAAGAAGGAGGCAAGAGAATCTAGGACTAATCTTAACAAGAACTTGTCTAGATTATGTCAAAATTATCTTGAAGGGACGGTTGATGAAGAAAGAATAGAAGAGATATATGCTGGAAAGACTGTTACTGTTCCAGGACAGCAGATTCAGTATGATTATAAGATGCAGATGTTAGCTAGTATGGTACCAGCAGATAATAGTACTATGTATCAGCAGCATCATGCTCAGGTATCAGCAGAGGTAGGTAAGTATTTTGAGGATACAACTGATATGAATACATTCTTAAGAGATTGTGGTCAGTTGATATCTGCAGAGAGATTGGAGGCAGAAGATCATAAGAGAAGAGATGGAAGTAATCTATATCAACAGAATGGTGCTTATAGAGCCCTTATCAGACAAAAGATAAAGGATAAGCATCAGATGGAAACAGGAGGTGGAGAAATAACATTACCGGGGTTAAACCCGAATCAGAATGGAAGCAATATCCCAATGGGAGAATCCTTCCCAACACTAAACCAATCAGCAAGAATGTTGGATGATGGCACTTTGCAGATAAGTGCTCCAGCTTGGTTAGGTAATAAGCAATATGTTGTAAAGAATGCTATGGAAGACGATTACGAGAAGAATCGACAATTGTTTATCCAATCAATATATAGAGACAATCCTCGACCAGGAGGTGGTTCAAATGGCAGTTGATAGAAACTATATATTGAATAAGATGAAAGGGAGGATTATAACACCTGCAGAGTTTAACTTCGATGCATTACAAGCACCACCTATATATAGTTTACTTACACCTACTGATATAGGTGATCTACACCAATTAGCAACATCAATAAGATATGCCGGTAATCCTCTTCTTAGATTTGATAGAATCAATTATATCATGGTTAAAAGAGGATTCAAGAAGATGACTGGTGGAACAAATCGGTTAATCTATAGATTCTTAGAGGACAATTCCTTCATATTTAAAGTAGCATCTGATGCAGTAGGTATTGGGGATAGTCCTAGAGAATATATCAATCAGCAAATCTTTAAACCATTCGTCACAAAAGTTTTTGAAGTAAGTCCTTGTGGCACTGTTGGAGAATTTGAAAGAGTTAATCCAATTACCTCAAGGGAAGAGTTTCTATCAGTAGCTCCTGATATATTTGAAGCAATAACAAATATCTTCACAGGAGAATATGTAATGGATGATATAGGGAGTGAATTCTTCCTTAACTGGGGAATACGACCAGGCTTAACAAATAGGCGCATATTATAGAAATATAGTGTGTTAATCCCTTTGAACGAGCTAACTCTAACAAGAAGCTCATGCTGGGAAGGGCTAACGCTTAATGTAACTACAACAGAATCTGTAAAGATAAATGTGAATGTTGGGAAACCAGAAAGAATACATTAAGATGGATTATGGTGAAACAAAAGCTTATACTTAAAGTATAGGTCCTAAGATCTATTTAACAATGTCCAATCAGCAACCAAGTATCTGTAATCAGATAAAGGTTCAACGACTATTATGTAGGATATAGCATATCCGAAGCGGAGGGACACCTGACTGCTTGTAATAAGTAAAAGGTGAAGATATAGTCTCGTCATATAGATAATAACTATAGAAGTTCATAAGAGAACTATGCTAGTGTAGCGAACTAGTATGAAGACACGTTGGCCCAGTTCTACTTGATTTCCCTTATGCATATAAGCTAGATGGAAACAAATTGTATTGTAATATACCATCTCATGAAGATACTACGCAACCTTGTGGTGGTGTAATAGATTATGATGATGGTTATAACCACCTTAGATGTACTAAGTGTGGAGCACATTATAAAGCACGTGAATTATCAAGTAACGTTAAAAACAATTCAGTATTAATCAAAGGAGGAAGAACAAAAATGAAAGTCACATTTGGGTATGGAGAAGGATCTACAGTAACATCCGATTCTAAGAAGTATATGGATGTATCTCCAAAGCTGGTATCGAAGAAGCGTGGAGAGAAAGCTAAGATCGGTGATCAGCTTAAGGTAAAGGTTACTGCTACTGAAGTACCAGTTAAGACCAAGAAGGTTCAGGTAGCTGGTAAGACAGTAGAGATCCCGAAGGAAGAGAATGCTCCGGGATACAAGGCTTATGCTGGTGATGTAACAAACATCAAGGATCTGATTGATACAGATGAGAGCATCAAGTGCATTGCTCTTGCTGGTAAGAACGGATATCTCAGAAACAATGGAGAACAGATCGTGATCATTGATAGACTGTGTGGCTCTCCGCTTACTGATCTGGCTATCCTTAAGCAGGAAGCATATCAGAAACTCATTGATGCTATGGCAGAGCGTAACGCTTTGCAGGAAGTAAACAAAGAGATAACAAGAGAGAAGGATGAAGCAATTGAAAACTATACTTCTCTTAAAACTGAGATGGATGAGCTTCAGGCTAAGTATGATGAACTTATCCAGTCTGCTTTGAATCAGGTGAATGAACCGAAGGAAGTAGAAAAGGTAGAACCTAAGCGTAAGAAAACTACCAGTAACAGTAAAGCAAAGAAAGCTGTAGTAAAGGAAGAGCCTAAGGAGGAACCGGCTGAAGCTCCGAAGGAAGAAGAGACAGCACCTGCTACAGAGGAACTTCCAGATGATGCTGTATTAAAAGAGACTCCAAAAGAAGAAGCTCCTGTAGAGGATATTCCGGTAGGAGCAGCTCCGCCAACTGTAACTAAGGCTGTAAGAAAGTCTATGAGATACGATCCGGAGTTCTATGACAAGAAAAAGAAAGCCGCAAAGAAAAAGTAAAAGAAGGTGGTAGTAGTGAATGATGTGTGTATTCTTAAGGGTACTATTTATGTAACAGATGATCTGAATTTCGTTCGTAATGTACCTGATAAGAGTGTAAAGATCATATCATTGGATGAAGATGGAGCTTTGAGTCCTAACGATCCTAATGTGGTTGTTGGGACTTGTCTACTTCCTCCAATAGAGGCATTGATAGCAGAGGCAGATGGTGATGAGGATCTTTATGATGCTCATTATCTGGCACATCTTAACTCACCGTTTGTTCAGGAGTTCATAGGGGCATTGATATCAGCGTTATATAGAAACACTTCGTTGTTATTATATGCTCCAATGATGAAAGAGAATATATCTATTAGGAAGCTTAGACAACATCTGTTTAGTCTATATGGTATTATGATAGGAGTCGTAGGGCAACAGCCTTGCCAATATGATCCTAGATGTATACCAATATGGCTGACTATGATCTATAGTGCCAACGTGATATATCCTGAAGAGTTTCTTTTAAATTATCCAGAAGATGCTGCTTTCAACAATGTAATAGTTGATAAACTTCTTATTGATCTAAGACCTATTGGAGATAGTTATAATGATAGGCTTAAGACAATAAAAGAGTTTCAACTTAGACTTAAAGAAAAGCCAAAGACTCAGATGGCAGTCTTTGATTTAAGAACAGCAGGAGGAATCTAGTATGCTTTTATATGGAGATGCTAGAAACATCCAGGATCAGTGTGTAGTATTGAATTATACCTCCTATATCGAAGGGTATAGGAGGTTAAATTTGCTACCACCTAATTCTTTGGGTGCATCTAGTGATTATCAATTTGACCAGTTATATATGCAGTACATCTTATCTAACGATGCTCTCTTTATAGAGTTCTTTAGTCTTATTGAGATGCTTAGGAATGGTAGAGATGTATATATTATTGTATCCAATGATGATTGGTCAGAACAGTTAATTGAATCTTTACTGAAGTTGATTCAGCAGAGATATGGATATAATGCAACTCGTATCAATTGTTTTGAGGATCTGATAACAGCAGAGCCTGGAAACTTTAATAGTTCTTATGGACTATTTAACTATGATACAGATGCAGAGAGATATACTGATCTAGTAATGAGAATAAGATTAGCACAAGGAGGTTCTATTCATGGCTAACTGTGGTGCTTTATTAGCCGTCGATCCTATACCATTAGGAGGTAAAGACGAATCTTATATTAAGGAATGGATGCTAGATCCGTGGTTTGACATTACGTTTGTTGATGCTGCTGATACAAATATAAATCTTGTAGATAATAGAGTAGCTCATATCTGTTATGATAGACCAGACTATAAACCAATAGATGCTAAAGCAGATCTATTACTTAATGAGAACTTATGGAATATCTTTCTGTTTGATATAGCAAATGAAAATGTCTATGGTCAAGCTATGAATCTAGCCTCAACGTTTCTACGAACTCAAGGCATATATCATGTATTTGCATTCCCTAACTATATATCGCTTCCGTTCATATCTAACAATAAGCGTATAGTTACATTTATTCCTAGAGGAGTGTATAACACATGAGTACGTTATATAAAAAAGTCAATTACCTTATCAATGCTGTCTTTCTAAAGTCAGTATTGATAACAGAGTATGATATAAGTAAGGCTAATATATCTATTCTATTAGATAAGGGATTGATAACGAAAGATCAATATAATTACTTATATAGATTACCTAAGATAGATAGAGAAGTATTTGTTGGAAATATGATTAGACATGATCCAACTAAGAAAACCATTTATAATGCTATCAAATCAGGTATAATTACAGCAAAGCAAAATCTATTTTTGCAAAATAACGTACAAGACCCTGAGGTTATACGTATTGCTAACGATGCTGTATTTATAATGCGGAATAGTCTTCTTACGAAGACTAAGTTTGGTGTTATAGAGTTTAAGCAGAAGAAGCAATATAGTATCTTTGCTAGAGTAGGAGGATTATCTATATTCTATGGTAGCAAGATGGGAGACATAGACCTTGATGTATTAGGTCTAGGAAAGGATCAAACTCTCTTACATGCAGACTATATGCTAACCTTTATAGGAAACTTGTTCTATCTTATAGAGAGTAGTACATTGTCTCATGTAATGGAATACTATCTAGTATTCTATCAGAAGTATCTTAAGAGAGAACTTGAACCTGGATTCTATAGAGAGCTCAATGAAGCTTCCTTGTTTACTGTTCCTGCTCCTAGAGGTAATGGTAAATTTGGAATGATGTTTACCAATGAGATTAGTAAGATAGATATATCTTATAATGCTGGTATACTGAGAGAGCTCTATGGAATCATTACTAGTTCAGATTTGAGTAATTAGCCAGTAGGACTTACAATCCTACTGGCTCTTTTATTTTTCTATTCTTCAATCTCTGCATTGGTTTCTAATGAGTAAGATAGTACGTATAGCTTTACCTTCTCATAGATAAAGTGTACTAACTCCTCATAGTTATTTATGTTATAAGTAAGTCTAAGTAAGCTAAACACAGCAGGAGTAACTTTCTCCATTACATCCTTAACCATAGACTTAACCATCTCGTTCATCATATCCTCTGTTAGATATAACTTCTCCGGATCTTGATATTCAAAGTTGTTTAGCTTATATAGCTTACCTGCATCTTGTACATATCTGTCTATCCTTTCGTCTATCTTGTCAAAATCAAAGTTACTATAGATCTTAATCCTTTCTGTCTCATCATTGATAGAGGCTACTCTTATATTAGCCTCATTTTTCTTTTTTGTATTGATCATACTAGATACTAAGTATCCTACAGTGATAATCAATACAGTAAAGCAGATTACAATAGTTATAGCCAATTCGTTAGTCATAATAACCCTCCGTGTCTTCTATCATATTTCCATTTAGATAACCACATTGCTCTTTAGGCATACCATATTCATTATAGTATGCAAAGCTAAGTAGTTGCTCTTGTTGTGTTACATCTATAGTTATAGGTAACTTGTCGTTGTATTTCTTTATATACTTCAATACCTTATATGCTATATCAAGAGTTATACCATATCTATACTTATACAGTAACTCCCACCACTTACCAAATGTCATCTCTGGTGGTATATAAGCATTAGGATCATTAGTATACATTTGATGAGCTGTCTCTGATAAGAATGTAATAGGTACAGTATTAGCAAAGTGCTCTTGTATAAGTAACTGTACTAAGTCAAAGGTACTTATTATACCTACTGTATTTATAGTGTGCTCTGTTATGAGTATAGCTATATCATATAGAGGTATAATATTGTGGTGTAACTCTATACCTCTTTCTCCTACATCATCAGATGTAATGTTTCCCATTACTTGACATCTATCAAACCCCATACTCATAAGATAACTCTTGTAAGTCTTATAATACTTACAAGCTCTAAATCTTCTAACAGCATTGTTTATGAATGATCTATATACTTCTACATCCATAAGACTCTCTCTAGTTTGATAAAACATAAGATCAAATTCTGTATTAGGAGACCTTAGAGTAGGGTTCTGCTTATCATATGAGATCACATCTGGGTACTGATTATATTGATCACATATCTGTACTTCGTTCATTTCTAGCCCTCCTTTTTATAAAAAAGTTCAACTTGTTTCCAATCACATAATAATAAATAACATTATATAGTTTGGAGGTGAAGACAATCCGATGGCTTACACTATAAATGGCAAGGTGTATTCAGACCACCCGTTAATGGATGAGATGATATATAACCTGGACA